CTTTGTGCTGCTATTAATGTGCTGCTATTCGTTCCTCCTGCAAAGCCTCCAAACTTCTTTTTGATACCTGAAATATTAGTGAACACACAACCGTTTAACAGGTTTCCCCACCTTGGCTCTATACTTTCATCTGACCCCTGGTTGACACCATTTATAAAGGCTTCATAAAAATCATAACCACAGGCCGCTACCATAATTGTTTCTTCATACCTGTTAATGAAATCATTTAGATTATCTATAACAGACTGTTGTCCCAATTGGGCTATGGTTAGCGGGCCGGTGAAATATGATTTATCTATAAACATCTTTTAGACTATGTAATTACAATTTTAGATTGAACCCTGGTCGTCTGTTAATGTGTTCATAACGTTATCGAATGTTGGGCCGTTTACGATAGCTACTTTCCTTATTGAAGAAATGTAGTCAAAATAATACTGCTCCAATACCACGCTAAACATGTTGTTTGCGAAGTCATTACCGTTGTAACCTACTTTCACGATCAACCCGCCACGCAGAATGATATTATATTGTTTGAAGTCACCAACTAACAAGGCATCTGCTGCCATAGCCGGATTACCAACAAACGAAATACCATCCAAAACAGCCGGAGGATTTAAGTAAGTACCCTGTGTGTTCTTAGTAATACCAAGACGGTACTTTTTGAAAGTACTCATAACAGCTGCATTTGCTCTTGCTCCGAAGGTAGCATTGTCAACCTGTGCTGCCATAGCTGCGATAGCGTCAAAACCGTTTACATTATCAATATAATGAGTAGGCCCTGTTCCACCACGGAAACTTAATTCTGTGTTGTAAGGAGTAGCAGCTGCTATGATCCTTGGCAGGATAGCACTGTTTACACGGTTAATCACGTCAATACGTGCTTTGTTCATGATGTCGCTTTCTAACTGCGAAAAGTCCATCTGAAACTCATCTGTCATACCTACGATAGTAGCTTCCTTTTTGTAGGTGTCAGAATGCAAAGTGTAAAGGTATTGACTCGCTGGTTTAGTAGTTCCTTCAGCTACCAATGTAGAACCGCCAACTTTAGGCTGCTCATCAAACCACAGCACGAAAGGCATTTGGCTGTTAAAAGATGCATTAATCGTATTACAAAGGTCAAACACCCATGATGTATTACGATATTGCCCAAATATTTGAGCGTTGCCACCGATACGGATAAGAGTAGCTGCATCCAATGCCTGGGTAATAGCAGATACATTTCCTGAACCTACACCTGAAATGGTAGCTTCGGCACCGGCTGCTTTAGCCGAAGTCATGTCAATATGGTTCATAACTGCGTTACCGTTCTTGTCCATAGTTACCATGTAGCTGCGTGTGCCCTGGCCTTGTGCAAACACTTTGCGAATTTCTTCTTTGTCTTCAGCGAAAACTTGTGAAATAGATTTGGTAGCTTGTTTGCCATTACCTAAAGTAGCTGCTAACTCAGATAAGCTAACACCTTGCTTTTCGGCAATACCTTTAACAGCGTCCAAACTTTCTTCAGATGCTTTTTTGAACGCTGTAAACGTCTCAACGGTAACACCTCCCTTATTTCTGTCAACTTCCTCAGCCAGGGCTTTAACCTGTGCTTCGTAAGGCTGTAATGCTGCTTTGATCTTTTGGGCTGTTTCTATCCCAACTTTTTCGACCAACGCATCAAATTCTTTAATGTCCATGATTTTGAAATTAAAATTTTAAAAATGTTGTTTCTTTAATTGCTTTCATCATATCAAATGTAGGCACCATGCTTTCAGTGCTGTTACTCGACATGAATTGCCCGCAACTTTGGCAATTGGAACTGCCATTATTTGGTACTTCCTGAACCTTACCGCAGTTACCGCAAACGGCCATTGATTTATTTGACGGCTGATTATGTGTGGATTTATCCGGCACATATTCAGTGTCCTCATTGTCGTTGTCTATAACTTCTAATGTAGGAGTGAGTGGGTTACAACCTAACCACACGCACGAATTTTCTAACCATTTTATTTCGGGAACTATCCAAAAAAACCCGCTTTCATCTATTACGTCCTTGTTAATTACTTTGTCGTAATACTTTTGCCACATTTCATATTCCGGTAAATAGTCTTTATCGTTGATACACATTCCAATAGATCCATAAAGTAATCCAATTGAATGCTGATTTATTTTACCGTTTTTGTAGAATTTATAAGTAAGCTCATTATAATCTTCCAAAACGTTTGTTTCCATAATTGCACAGGTTGTGGAACCTGGCAGATTAACGCCTAAATCTTTTAAGGCCACCTTTTGAGTATAAACGGCTTTTACATCTCCAACGTGGTTTGTACTGGTATGAATATGATCTGCAATATGAGGTATTAATATTCCTCTTTCAGCTATTGACTTATCATAGCACTTATCAGTTAAAACATCAAAAGCATCATCGCACCACCAAGCAGAATTGCAAACTACCTTCACATTCAGACTTCCGTCTTCTTCTATATCAGTTACCATTAACCCAGCTTTGTTTGCTTTTCGTTTGGCTACCGGAACACTTAAAATTGGCTGATACTTTACAGCATCAGTATATTTCAAAGAGGCTTTCTTTGATGCTATAAGTTCTTTCTTATGAGCCACCAGGTAAGAAAATAATTCTTTACCATTAAGATTTTCCGGTATTAGGCTTTTCATTTCTGAATGATTTGGTTTGTCTTTATTTGAACTTCTTTAGCTTCCTTCATGGCTGCTAATTTCTCTTTGTCAACTTTCGGCCGTGGCTGTCCTTCTATCGGAGTATTGCCAGGGATATTTGTCTGTGTAGTATCAGTACTAACAGTGTTAGTTGTTGTTTGAGGTTGTGCTTCCATCGTTATTTTGATTTTGATTATTTCTATTCGATTCAACCGGTAATGTCATATTTGGAACTGTTCCGAATACTAAACCTTCTTTTAAAAGTTCATAATAATACTTTCCACCTAAATTTCCTCCCACTGTATCTTCGCCTAATATTTCTCTCCACCGATCCAAAGTGATTAGGTTATTAAGAAACTCATTCATAAGGGCTGTGTCCATATAATACCGGCCTCTGCCAGTTTCTGCAATATCTTCTTGTAAAGCCGGTAAATGACTAAAATCTGTATCTATTGTTAGTCCTAACTTACTCAATCCTAAAAGTTCATCCCACTGTTCATCGTCACTTTCACTATCCGGTATTATTGAGTTTGTATAAAGGTTCCTTTCTGCGATCTGCTGGTTATCGAATTTAGCATCAACCAGGCCCAATAAATAAGGAGGATAATTAAGCTGATCTGAAATAAACTTCGCATCCTGAATTTCACCTTCTAAAAGTTTCAATTGAGAAACATCAAACCCTACTGTCTGTAGTTTCAATTTGGCATCTGTAATAATAGCTCTCCTTTGTGAACTGCTGATACCGTACTGCATTTTAAAGTCGTTTCCTAATTCTTCTTTTGCTTTAGGGTCAATAGGAAACAATCCGGCATCTCCATTATCATTTGCATCATTGCTTAATATCCACATTGGCCCACGATTACGGTTTAAGGCTCCCCTGGCGTCTAAAGAATCTATCAGTGTGGAAATATTATATTGAACCGGCATCAAAGGGCTATCAGGTAAAAACATGCTTGCATTCTGTGTAGAACTGTTGCTATTGAAAGTGCCGGTGCTTATCCTATTGTCGCAAATGAAATAAACACTGTCTTGGTTTAACTGAACAGAATAGCCCATGTAACTAAGGTATATGCTCTGAAACCTTTGACCTTCTTTATAAAATAATTCATTGCTATCTAATACTTGAACCATCCACGGCGGCAAGTTCCACAGTCTCCACTTACTGAAATCATTCTCAAAGCCGACTGGTTTTATAACTAATACAGGGCAATAGCCATATATCTGCTTGTAAACGCTGTTTTGCGCCCTGAATCTTCGTCCATTCTGATAGGGGTTAGGGCGAAGTAGTAAAGTTCTTAACTGGTCAGCTTGTAAGCCTTTAGCCTCTTTACCTTTTAAGTCCATCACATACTGCCTTCCATTTACCAGGCATTGAGCTTTTCTGTTTATAATCGAAGAAACAACCGGACATTGCTGATAGGCTATCAAAGAACTATTATAATTTCCCCAAATAAAGGCACGATCTGAACCGTTTACACCAAAGAAGAAATTGCCATTACGATATGCTGAAGGTTGAATTAACTCACTTACACCAGATTTAATTGTTAGCGCCGTAAAAGCATTACCAAAGTTTCCCTTGATTAATTCCTTACCAGCTAATGCTAATCTTTTATCCATATTTGAGAATAAAAAAAGCCGATAACATTTAAGTTACCGGCCTCTTATTAATATTTTTGGGCTCTGTTTTAAATAAAGTTAATTCGACGGTGGTTAGTCCACTCTCAAATCGAAATCTTTGTTATTGGAAACCTGCCTAATTCTTTTATTGTGCTTCTTACCTGATCTTTTGGTTTAGCTTCTATTGTATTCATAGTTCCACAACTGCCACATTTAATTTCAATTCTAACGTCATTTGCGTACTCAATTTCGGCTATTATTCGGTTACAGGATATTATCTCCCCATTTCTGTTTTTTCTCGTTCCTGTGCAGTGTACTTTGCGTTTAAAAGCCATATCGAAATTAAAATTATACTTTTTTTTATTAAAAGTAATATATTTCTTTAAAAACAAAAAAAGAGAACCGTTTTAAAGATTCTCTTTCTACCACTTCAACCCAGAAAAAATTTTACCCGTTTCCTTGCTGAGTACCTCCTGAGCCGGTTCCAATTGTATGGGCGGCATCTGCTGGTTCACTTGCTGGTTTCGGTACAGCGTGGCTCTGTCCATTCTGGTCTGTAGTGGTCTGCGTTTGTCCACCGTCTGTTGCTGAATGTTCAGGCTTTGCTTCTGCTGTTTGATTTTCGTTATCCATAATTGACAAATGTTTTTAGTTAAAGTTTAAAGGTAATAAAAATCGTACCGAAAACGTTTTTTTACAATAATCTTTGTAAGACGTGAACGATGTGATGTAGGTAGAAAGTTCCACCGTTTACCATCCTTTCTCCAAAGATTTTCCATGCTTCTGACCACATATATTTTTATTTTTTGGTTACTAAAGTTTTTATAATAACTTCTTAATTCATACAAATTTTAAACCCTGCTATAGTTTCCCAATAGCCATACATTATTCTTGCTCTTAAAGCAATCCGATATAATTCTTGTGGAGTCATCTTATTTAACTTCTACGATCTTAAAAACAACTGAATCGAACCCACTTTCACAATTTTCATAATTTGGGTTGAAGTGTTCAGGTATATGATAAGAATAAGTGTTATCGTTTATCTTCTTTGAATCGTTCCACATTGTACCGGCAAAATTGTGTCCGTTCTTGTAGTACAATTGCTCAATTCGGTATTTAACAGGCTTATCGTAATATTTAATCACCGCGAATATGCCGCTGAATACTATTGCGAAAAATAAAAGGATATTATATACCAAACTATATTCTTTGTAATTAATTTTCATTTGAACACATTTTTAATTTTCTCCCAGATAACCAATAAAAGACCGATTAACCAAAAGAGTAATAATGCTGCGTATAGTTTAAAGTTGGTCATTTGAAAACTTTTTTACCGTTTACGATCTTAAATCGTGGATTTTCTACATAAGCTTCAATTTCATTTGTAGTTCTTTTAGCAAAATTAATTGCGGCCTCCTTTGTTATGCTATTCATTAATTCAGCAACTTTCTGAACATTCTTTATTTCAGCCTCTAAAGAGACATTTGAATTAATACTTTGAATATCCTTACTTAATTCTTTAAGGACATTTATTAAAAGTTTTTCTTCCTGGCTGGTAAATTTATACGCTCTTTGGTTTTCGCTGAATTTATTCTTAAACGTTCCTGTTGGCATATTTATCATTTGCGCCAAAACAGTTTGATTCAATTTCCATTTGTTGATAATCTCTTTGCAATTCATAAAGCAAATATAAAACCTTTTAGTTTTAAAACCAAATAGTTTTTAAATTATTTTAAATTAAGGTTATTTATTTTGCCCACTTCCAAGTACTAACATAAGCCTGTAGCTGCTCTTTGTCCATCTTTCTAATCCTTTCTATTTCAACGTGGTTCGCTTTAAAGAATGGATTCCTTATTGAACTATCCGGCCCAATCCAATGGTTTATATGGTGCAAATAGCCTCTCTGCCTTACTATGCTCAAGCCTAACATGCTGAACCTGTCATTCCTTTCGCAGTCTTCCGGCCCAAAAGAGATCATATTCTCATTTTCCATACCGGCTTTAATGAATGATTGTTTATTCACGAACACCGCACCGCCTACACTTGTTTGCCCTTCTATATCGGCTCCTCTATGTCCTTTAGGCTTAACTCCCGCTGTAACTCCTATATCCAATGTCTTTTCTAATCTTTGAAACCATGGCACTCTATCCCACCTGGCAAACCTACCATCATAAGGGAAAACTATGTCTTTGCCACTTCTAAGGCTCAACACGGCAAGATAAATCTGAAATGGGGCTATTACTACATCACAGTCCCAATTGGCTATATAAGGCGTATTTGCCTGTAAACACATTTGGTTTAACATTCGTGTCCTGTGGAAGTATCTCAACTTAGTGAATAAAGTGTATTGGCACCACTTTGACATATATTGAAACCGGTTGCCTCCCTGCTCTCCGACTATAATATTTGTCTTAAAATAGTTCTGTAATATACAAACACAAAGGTCTAAATTCTGCTTTCTGTCTCTATGGTCATAGAACACCGGAATAGTGAAGGTCATATCGCTCAAATCCAGTGTGTACTTATCTTTCTTGTTCTCCGTCCATCTTTCAGGCCAAAAGTCTTTAGTGTCGTTTTCTTCTTTTAATCGGCCTGTAAAGTAGTGGCCAGGGTGAAATACTTTGCTGTTTTCTTTTTCGCCCAAGTAAGCGAGCCACCAACCGAAAGTAGAATTACTGATTATGAAGTGTTCACAGAATTGCGCCGCTGCCAAGGTTTCTATTTCGTTTAACTCTGGAAAGTAGGCTCCCGCACATTCAAAGTGTAGCTTGCAGTAATCGAGATCTTCGCTGAATATGATAAGATTATAATTATGCCAGTCTTCTATTAGGAGTAAAGAATCTATGAAGTAAGTTATAGGCAATTGATAGTAAAGATTAACATAAGGCTCTTGTTGGTAGTCTCCGCGTCTTATATGAATAGCGATATTCTTTTTGCCGTTGTTCGGTAGTTTAGCTTTTACAGCTTGTAAGAAGTCATATTTGAACTTGAACAGTTCTTTTACTCCGGCCTTTGGAAAATACTTTTCTGACTGAAAGTATCCTATAAGATCAAATTCACCTTTTAGTATGTATTCATCATAATGGAAGTTCTTTTCTTTAATGGTTGATCCTGAAAAGTATTGATTTGTAGGTAGTTTATTTTCAAAGTAATCTGCATAAGGCCACCATGGGAAAGACGCTTGTGCATTGTTTCTTTCTGCTATGCCGGTAACACTGGAAATTTGCCACAATTGATTCCCAAGCCTACCAAAATTTGCTAATTTGCTAAAAGAAATTATGCTCATATATGTTGCCAAGTTTTACGGTTAACAATATCTAATATATTTGTTTTACTTAAACCGTATTCTCTCGCAAGTTTTCTTGATGAATACAATCGTGGAACAAACTTTGATCTTATTTCTAACACTTGCTTATCTGTAACTTTATTTTGCGGGTGTTGCTCTCCTTTATTACATTGGGTTCCTATTAAAAAGGAATGTTTTGCATTCTCTGACCTTGTACACCATTCTAAATTTTCAACTCTATTATCTGATTTAATCCCATTTTTATGATTGATAAAATCTTTGCCTTCAACTGCGTCTAAAAAGGCAAATGCCACTAATCTGTGGCAAAGAAATCTTTTTTGTTTTGCGTTTCCAATTTGAAATCCAATATGCAAATACCCATATTTATCTTTAGATGGGTTT